TTGACCGCCAAATCTTATTTCTTCTAAAGCCATACCGTAACCTAGCTCGTCACGTTTTCTTTGTGCAGCTCTTGCCTTTCTTAAAAATCCGTATTGTGCGTACTGGTCATCTAATGCAGCTATTGATGTAGTACCTGATTCACCCATTGCCGTCACTTCGGTAGCAGCTCTTTTAGCTTGTTCTAAATCCTGCATAATAGATTGTCTAGCTGCTGTATCCCTTTCTTGGGCAAACCTTATCTTCTCTCCAGTTACTTGCTTTGCTGTTTGTCGTTGTTGTAAAGCAGCAGCTTGTGCGGTCATCGCCATTTGTTGTTTGTACTGCTGACGCTGTGCTATCATTTGAGCACCTCCAGAGGCCACTGCAAGCCCCGCCATAACTCCTGCTGGTATACACATATTGTTACTTACTCCTTAATATAAATGACTGATAACCATCAAGTTGGCAATCGTTAAACTCAGCACCCAACCACTGCAACCACCGATAACTAAGGCAGTTGGTCTTCATTATAACATTTGTTAAGTAGTCAAAGCCTTCCATTAACTCCTCAACATACTGCTTAGAGTTCCTCAAAAAGAACTTACGAATCTTAGGCAACTGCCTAGTACCAAGCAACCATACAACTCCTACATTGTTCTCTCTAGGACTGACACCAAAGCAGCAGTGTAATCCCTCCTCGCTTCTCACACTGTAACACTTACAAGACGATACAAAGGACTCAACAACTGCATCTCTAGGGTGGTGCATAAGACCGATACATTCAAGCATATCTTCCTCCCTCATATCGTCGTACAAGTCAAAGGCATCCATATCAGGCTGTGCTTGTTCTACTTTAACTTCCATATCTCTTACTCCTCGGTATAACCATAGATTCAAACTCTGCAGCTACTAGCTTACAAGGCAAGGCTGAATCACTTTTTATCTCAATGGTTACTTCATTAGGTTGAGCTTGTACTGCAAATTTAAAGTGTCCGCTCTCAGGTGTGAAGTCGTTAAGAGTGGAGATAGAAGCAAGTAACGCTGGGTTGTAGGGGTACGTGTATGTATCTCTAAATCGTGGTGTGACTTCCACAGTAAAGTGTCCAGTATCTGCGTATTCAATACTAGCGTTACGAATCGTTTGGAAGGTGTAGTCAGAAGCACTTCGTCCTCCTCGCTCTGTTGGTTGCTTCAGTATCTGATTGGAGAACCTGTACAACATATTGTACGGGATGCCAGCAAAGAAGTACTTATCGTCGTGATAATCATTACCTAACAACCATAGAGCAGCAGTGTTAAAATCAGTCGATACTGCCCAATAAGTTGCCCAGTCAGCTCCCACTCCCGGCTCTGTAGCTGCTGTAGAGGTGTGATCTTGAATGCATTTGTAAACAATACCACCTGTGTAACTTTCTCCTGCATCCCAAGCTGATGTTAAACTTTCCCAATTAGACACAACATTCTGCCAAGCTAAAGTACCTATCCAAGCAGGACGACTAGAATCAAAGTCTACAGCTTTCCAGTACTGAGTCCACTCTGCTCCTACTCCGGGTTCCGTTACCCCTATTCCTGCGTTATCTTGTAAGCAGTAGTAAGTAACACCGTTGTGATTAACAAACTCCCCACCGTAATCTACATAGCTACCGAGTGCTCCGCTTACTGTACCTGCTGTATCTGATGTCCTAGTGAACTTTTTAAATGTTCCACCTTTTGTGTATATATGCACATCAACAGGATCATAGTCAAAGTCACTAATTGTAGTAGTCTTACTGGATGAACTGTAATTAACCGTTAACTCGCTTCCGTTTATCCTGCTATCAAGATACAACCTGTAAGATAAACCGTCGTCAATAAGTCCGTTCTCCATCGTAGCTTTCTCTAGGTGTAAGCCTTGACTGTCTTCTGTCAGTAACATCAAGTCGGAGTCTATAAAGTCAAAGCCTCTTATCTTACGGTTGTATGTAAACTTCATCCAAGCACTCTGTATCTTCTCCTTGTTCTGCCAGTAGTACTTGTAAACAAACAATGTGTAGTCGTCAGTGTTAGACTTAGCTACGATCATATTCTCAGCAGCCGTGCCTACAAGGTGTGTAATGTCAGAAGATATAAGCTTAGGCACTTGTGCTGTTATCTCGTTAGCTTCAAACACCTCAGTATTGTTATCAACAAAGTATTCATACATCCCCTCAAACGCATCACGCTTAAATGGAAAGTAGATGTAGTTACCTAGAGCAACAGGGTCTATATTGTCTGATATATCGTACTCTGTAACAGGTGATATACTGACAGTCTTAGGAGTCAACAAGTCTCCACCCCTCAACACAAACTGAGACTGCCTACTAAATAACATAAGCTTCTCTTGGAATGGTAGAGCGTGTTGCAGTTGTGCTACTTTTGTGTGACTGATGCCTACATCTATAGGAGCAGAGTCTAACAACTGCTGAGTAGTAGTACGGAAGAAGTTAAAGTACTCATCTGCTTCACTAAAGATAATGTTGTCGTTTGTAAGAAAACCTAATCGGTTCTTAAAAAAGAAGATGTCATTAATAGTAGTGCCTGTAAAAGAAGGGAAAGGATTTGTATTATCGTCACCTGCTTGTCGACCTCCCCAACCCGGAGGCACACTTAATTTCTCTGAATCTTCTAAAGGAGTTTGTGCTTTAAAACTGTAAATCTTGTTAGCGTCTTGACCTAAGCTTACGTCACCAAATACAGGTTTCAAGACAATAGGCATGGTGTTGTTGTCTAAGACAGTAGGTAAACCTTGAGGGAAAGAAGTAGAAGCATTATCGGAATACCACCCTGCTGTCTCTACCCAAGTACCTTCTCCGTACTCCTCATTGTCTTTTGTCTTAAATTGTACATAGTAATCGTCTTGAACTAATTCATCGTCTCCTATTACTTTTACTTTAAAACCTTCAAAACAAGAAGACGGTAAATCTGTTATAGATGTAACTTCTTTATAGATAACACCTAACGCTTGGTTGGCTAAACCATCTGCTACATTAACTCTAAAATCAGATAATATATAACGACTGCCGTCTAGCCACGCCTTAGCGTTTGTTATAGTAGTATCTTCTTCCCAGTATTCTCTCCAATCTGTACCTACACCCGGTTCGTTATCCGCTTGTACAGCTGTGTGTTCCTTCAGCATTGTATAAAAGGAACCGTTGTGTGCTACATTATTTACAGTTTTAACCCTGATTAGACTACCTTTGTGGTCTACTTTTAAAGAAGAACCTGCTACATTAGGTATGATAGAAGTAAAAGCTGGAAACACATATCCTAAAGAAGTAGCGTTTGACGATGTTACTGTTTTAAATAAAACCCAAGGAGACCTGTTTATCTGGTTATTACTAACATAACCAACAGTAGGCCCCGCATAAAAGCCAGCAGATATTAAGGTCTGAGTTGATTTGTATATCTTAATTGTATACACCAAAGGATGTCCTGTACCGGGACTCACATTTGAATCATACTTACTACCTTGGTGCGTCAACACAACATCTGTAATGTTACCACTAGAGTTTGTAAGTATATATCCTTTTGCTCCTGTAGCTCCTGTAGTGGGTTGGTCAATAGTAAACTCTATCTTGTAAGCAACATCACCATTTACCCATATTGCATTAGCAGGGGCGACGGTGTTCGTGTTTCTAGCTTCTATACCGGGGAATTGACCGCCTGTAACAGACACATCGTTAACAGCTTGAGCAGTAGCCGTGGAAGCAGCGTCTATAAACTTCTGTATAATATCTTTTAAATGAGCAGCTATAACTTGTGTGTCTGCATGAGCAGCATTGGAAGAAGGGCCTGACTTATAAGTGGCATCCACCACATCAGTTGTATTGTGTGTAGGGTCGTGATGCACATTGTGCCAAGAAACAGAACTATCATAAACAGGAAGCAATGTATCAATATCAACCGTATATGTTTTGGCGTAATCCCCAAGCTTAACAGCTATTAACGCTTCTTTATCAGGTACGGATGTAAGAGTGTCTTCACTGTCGTTTACTGCTACTACCCTCTTCTTATTAACAAGGAATGTATAGTCAGCAACAGTCAGAGCTTTAACATCTTCTCTAGGGTTCGTTATGTTGCTAAGGTAGTTAGTCGCTATAGTAGAAGGAGTAACAGGAAGATCGTCACCTGTCTCTGTATTTGTAGCACTGAGTACAGGAGTAGCACCATTCATAGACATCTTCAGTACATACTTGTTAGTCTCCTCTCTCTTAACAAAGTGGGTAAACAAGTTAGCACCCGGTGCCGTCGCATCTACATTCTTTACATACTCAGTGTGTGGCCTCTTAACCAAACCTTCCACAACAGTAGACCAAGCATTTATCTGCTCATCACTTTGACCGGGATACCTTAAGTTGTCAGGCTGTTGCGATATGCCTTGGACAAGATTCGGTAAACTTGTTACGAGTAACGGCATCGTCTATCTGTCAAGCACTCGGAGTACGCTGTAGTTGTCGAATATAGTTCTGTCAGAAGCCTCAGAGTCACTGTCTACTGCTCTAGCTTTAGCTTCTATTTCATCTCTCAACGCAAAGCCTTCTATCTCCCTGCTGCCTAAGAAACGGTTAGCAAAGATACGAGCTGCTTTAACGGTGATGTAATGTCGGAACTGCTCAGGTAAATCCGTGAAGTCCAACTCGAAAGTAATGGAGGCTTTAACCTCCTTAGACCAGACATCCGTGTGATTCTTGCGGTCATACAATGTAAGTCCACGCTGCACAGGGTCTGAGTCTGTATAAATTTGTGGGTCTAAGTCTACCCTTAGTGTGTTACTCGGCAAGTTTATCTTACTTGTACTTGCATCAGGAGTTAACACATATTCATGCTCCGTATTAAAGTGCCACCCTTCTGATTGGAT